TATTGTCCTACCAGAGTATCAGTGAATTTTTATAACAAATACATGGAGGGGGACTACTACGACCTGCATGTAGATGCTTTTAAGGCCCGACCAAAATCAAACAATGTATTTTTTGACTACGGTTGGAGCATAAACTTAACAGACGATTACGAGGGTGGGGAGTTTACATTAGCAACTCCTGTAGGCCAGATAGGTAAGAAACTAAACGCTGGAGAAGCGGTAATCTTCCCTATCATTTACCCTCACGGTGTAGAAAAAGTTACTAAAGGATTTAGGCAAAATATAATTGGATGGATGTCTTCTAACGTATCTTATGAGCAGTCTTTTATTTTGCAAAACATGTACGAAGTAAATACATATCTTATGAAGGCTCAAAAGGACATGTTTACAAAATCAACACTGGTTCAAACGTATTTAAAGAAGGCTTGGGGCATGTAATGTGAAATGTATCTTAACAGTATTGGCTTTTTTAGTTTATTCAACAACTAGCCATGCACAGGCACCTCCTGCTGCATGTCTTCCCGCTGGTGATTTTGCATCTGAAGCAGAACAATACGGAGAATATCCTGCTTTTATGTTTAAAGATATTGTATACGGAATACTGTTCACAATGTACATAAACCCTAAAACCAGATCATATACACTGACAGGCATCTCCGATGCAAACCCAGAATTTGAATGCCTCTCGTCTGTTGGTCTTGGTTTTAGCCCCGTAGTAAATAAAGTAAAAGGAACAGAATCTTGACCTCAACACTATCAAGAGCGGTGCGACTAAGAAATGCTGCAGTTGCGCTTGACGGCACAAGCCAGACAACTGTGTACACTGTTCCTGCTGGTCACGATGCTGTTCTAAAGAACATAATTATCTGTGAGACTTCGGGCAATGCTACACCTGTAACCCTAGAGCTTACAGATGCAAGTGCTAGTGCTACCTATAAGCTGCTCGGTAGCAAGAGTGTAGCGGCAAATGATTTTGTATTGCTTGCTCTAGAATTAAACCTGAACGAGGGAGATATCATAAAGTTAACCGCAGGAACTGCTGATAGAATAGAGGCAGTGTTAACTATAGATGAACTCTTTTTAGCTAACAGTTAGGCAAGCCATGAATTATGTAGAACTAATTAACGCTGTACTGCTCGACCTTAACGAGACAACTATTGCAGAAAGTGCTGCAGGGCTGTCTGGCACACGGGGCGTACAGACTACAGTTAAAAAAGATATAAACAAAGCTATCCGCGATATTGATGCTGAATACATACAGTGGCCGTGGCACTTTCACAATGGAAGGTACACGCTGTTTGGCGGCAAGGGCACGTATAAGTACCCGGTAAAAGTAGAAGTGTCCAGCGTTAGTGGGGGCTTTACCATTAACGAAATGATTACGGGGGGTACGTCCTCTGCAAAAGGTATTCTGCGTAGGGTGCCGCCGCATGGAGGACACACAGACGAACAGTACATGCTGATCGAGCCTATAGAGGGTGCTTTCCAATCTTCTGAAACTTTAACAGGTGTATCTTCCACATTTACAGCTACATCCGGTGACATTACTTTCTGCACAGACGTAGACTATGACAGCTTCTTCTTGCGCCCTCAGAATCTTATCCGGCAGGGAGACTTTGATAAGACCTTTACTTTAGGTTCCTTCTGGGACAGCAGAAGCACAGACCCTGCAGGAACAAGCACCTCTGGAACTCCTGCCCTTAGTAATTCGGTTAGTGGTAGGACATATGCTGCAGGAGTTTTGCGCTTAAATGCTGGGTGCGTTGATCAGGCAATACCTACGATAGAAAACAGAACGTACCGCATCACAGCAAGGATAGCCTCTGCAACTATCTCTTCTACCTCTGAAACACTAAACGTATTTGCAGGGTCTAGCGCCGATAAGGACTCTGACTTATCTACTACGTTTACTATTACAAATGTAGGCGGTGGAGAGATTAAGACTGCTACCTTTACAGCTTCTACACAACAAACTTTTATTAGCCTTAGTAACACCGCGTCACAAAATCTTGACGTAGACTTTGTAGAAGTATTTGAGGCTGATGCTTCAGCTACTACTCTTAAATATAAATCTTTTGAGGAGTATCACGAAGGGCTTGGGCGGCACCATTCTTCGTATAGACAAAATGAGTTCTTAGCTCTGTCTGCACCAGACGATGGGTTTAACAGCCCCGACTGTGTGTACCGTGTGAGGAGCGACAACTCCTTCGGGATTACGCCAATACCTGAGAACACACAGTATGATGTTCTGTTTGACTTCTACGACTCCTCTGCAGACTTATCTGTCTTTACGGATAAGCCAAAAATACCTGCACGCTACCACGATGTAATCGTAGCCCGTGTGAAGTATTACACTCACATTCTTAGGGGCAACGATCAGGCAGCACAGTTTTCCTTCCGTGACTATGAGAACGGTATTCGTAGAATGAAAACTGAGCTACTAAACCAAAAAGACTACATGAGAGCCGTCTAATGCCAATACAAGCCTTTCCTGTAAACTGTGATGGAGGATTAGTCCTCGACAAAAGCGTGTTTGTTGCAAAGCCCGGTGAAGCAGTAACTCTTGAAAATTATGAACCCTCTGTTAATGGAGGCTACTCTAAGATGCTTGGGTTTACTAAGTATGACGAGAATCAAGTTACCGGATCAGGAGGAATACTTGGGCTAGCAATATGGAATGAAAAAGTAGTTGCTGCGAGAGGCAGTAACGTAATGTTTAGTACAGGTTCAGGATGGACATCCATTACTACTGCCCGCTCCAATGCAGAACGCTACTCTTTCTCAGTCTACAACTGGACAGGCACTGAAAAGATTGCGATGGCGGATGGGATTAATGATGCAGCTACATATGATGGAAGCACGTACTTAGCCCTTACTGGAGGAGCGGGAGCAGGTTCGGGTACTAAGCCCGCTGCTCCTGAAGTTGTTGTAGAACATAAAAACCACCTATTCTATTCCGGCATGACCAGCAATAGACATTTAATTCAGTTTTGTGCGCCGTATAGCGAGAATGATTTTAGTCCTGCTTCAGGTGCAGGACAGATATCCGTAGGCGATGAGATTGTGGGAATGGCACAGTTTCGCGAAACTTTGGTTATATTTTGTAAAAACAGTATTTACAGGCTAGCAGGTTCAAGTGCAGCGGACTTTGTATTACAGCCTGTTACAAGAAATATTGGCTGTTCTTCTCGCTTTAGCATCCAAGAAATTGGAGGCGATCTTATTTACCTTGCTCCTGATGGGCTAAGAACCATCGCAGGTACTGAAAAGATCGCCGATACAGAGTTGGGGACAATTTCTAAGCAAGTTCAGGCAAGGTTAATTACCTTAAATGAGGGTCAAATCAATAATATTTCTTCCCATGTTATACGGGGTAAAAGTCAGTATAGAATGTATTACCCTTCACCAACAGCGACGGAAGCTAACTCCACAGGACTCATGGCTGTTCTAAAGAGAAGCGCGGACACAGGCCAAATTGGGTGGGAGTACGCTGACCTAAAAGGTATCAAACCTCTATGCGCTACGCATGGAAATATATCCAATCAGGATATTATTCTTCATGGAGACTATGATGGTGGATATGTTTACCAACAAGAAAACGGAAACACCTTTGATGGAGTAAACATGACCTGTACCTACAGGACTATTGACTACAACATGGGTGATGTGGGTGTTAGGAAAAATATGCAGAGAGTAGTTATAAACTACTTAGGTACAGGAACAGTATCCTCTGTGGATATGAATCTTGAATATGACTATGGAGATATACTCTTACCTAGCCCTGCTCTTTATGATCTCCTTGACCCTACAGGATCGGCTTTTTATGGGAGCGCCCTAGCAGGTACAGCGGAGTATAACGCTGAGGTTTACACCCCTTTGTACAGGCAGTCTGTTGAGGGATCAGGATTTGCGGTAGCGTTAAAGTTTACAGATACAAGTACAAACCCTACTTATACACTAAAAGGGTTTTCACTAGAATTTACACCGGGAGGTAGAATGTAATGGGTACAGGTTATATAAAAACAAGCCCAACAAATTTTGTAGAGGGAGAGACAATTAATGCGTCTGATTTCACTACTGAGTTTGATGGTATTGATGCGGCCTTTGAAACGGGAGGTCATCAGCATGACGGAACAGATGGAGAAGGGGGGGCTATTGAAAAGCTTCTAAGCAATACCATTACTCTTGGTACTGGTGCTGATACAGATATTTCCGTAACCTTTAATGCTAACACTACAGATGGCGTATTAACATGGATGGAAGATGAGGATTACTTTCTATTCTCTGATGATCTTCTTTTAGCCACTACAGAAAAACTACAGTTTCGTGATACGGCAATTTACATTAACTCCAGTACAGATGGACAGCTTGATCTTGTAGCCGATACTGAAATTCAGATTGCAGCTACTACAGTTGATATAAATGGTGCTGTTGATATTAGCGGAACCTTAACGCAAGGGGGAGCATCCCAGTTCAACAGCACTATCACCGTAGGCGCGGACGACACAGGCTACGATGTTAAACTCTTCGGGGCTACCTCTGGCGCATATTTGTTGTGGGATGAAAGTGCTGATGACCTCAAGCTAGTCGGTGCGGCAGGACTGACAGTCGCTGGTGATATTGATGTAGACGGTACAACTAATTTAGACGCTGTTGATATTGACGGAGCCGTTCAAGTTGATAACACT